CTACATAATAAACATCTTCAAAATTAGGATCTTCTGTATATGAATATACTAAATTAGCAGGATCTACATAATCAACAGTAATACCATTTGCTAAATTAAAATCTGTTTTAACACAGCTTATACCTAACACAACTAAATCGTAAGCTAATCTTTTCTTTATCTCGTCGTATTTGTTATAATTAAATACATTTTCAATTAATTCTTCTTCAGCTATTTCAATAGATTGCTTATAGCTTAATTGCATGTAAAGTTCTAGCTCTTCTTCGTTTTGAGGTAAAGCGTCTGGGTTTATACTAGAATAAAAGTTTTGACCAGTTGCTTGGTTTAAAGATTCAATTTGCTCACGACTTTGCATATCTTTTATAGCGTCAAAAACGTATTGAGTTCTTTGTTTTAGAGCAAATGGATCACTAGCAAAAGATTTTATTTCGTAACCCTTATCTGTCATGCCATTTACAACAATATCTACAAACTTAGATAATACTGCAACTGGTTTCCAGTCTAAATTCAAATAAGACAAGTCACCATTAATTGATAACTCATCTTTGTATTTAGCCACAGATTGTTCGCCTCTAGCGTATAATCTTAACCTATGGAAATCTTGCCAGTTGTTACCAAAACGACCACCAGCGCCTAAGCCACGATCACCTCTAAACCATTCGTTTTCAATAGCTCTACCTACTTGGAAACCGTAATCCAAAGTATTCTTTTCTGCATCTGGTACCACCTGACTTGGAAAGGAACTATTTACATTAGTATAAACCATTTATTATATTATTTTTGAAATGTAACCTGTGTTATCATATTTTTTAAATGATATGTTAACTGGATCTCGTTGTTGTATGTTTACCGGTGTGTATTTGTTTTTATTACAAGCCATTATAGCTAAACCAGAACTAATTGTTGCATCAAATTTTGTTCTGTTGTTTATGTTAAACTTAGCCCAGTCTTCTAATGTTCTTTGAAAATACATATCACCATGTCCATTTTCATTCAAACCCACGTGGTTTTCTATATATGATTCTATAGCAGCAGCGTGAGCTTGCTTAATATCTTCACTTGAATTAGGTATACCACCTATTTCTCTTTCTGCAACAGACAGCTTATTGTATATTTTATCTGGTCTGTTCATTGAAAATTTTCTATAACCTCTACGCTTTAAATAATACAATAGTCGAGGTTTGTTATTCTCTGCGAGTATAGGCATGCCATAAAAATGCAATGCCATTAAAACATCTTCAAAGAATATTTCAGCTGTTGGAGGTCTTGATATATATTCTAAAAAAAACATATTATAAGGAGCTTGCTCCATACTGAATTTAGTTAAACCGTGTAATGATCCTTTTGAACCGCGTTTGTCTACAGTACCTGATATATCGTAACTGTCACAGCCAAAAGCCCCTACGTGATCATTACCTGGAAACTTCACTCCATTTTTTATTATTACACGATTTTGTAGATTTATAGGTGGAATCCATGAAACTAAAAATCTACCGTTATTGTCAGGTACGAAATTTACACTTGTATCTTTAATACCACCAGTCCACTGAAAATTACCTTGTGTAACTGATGTTTTGTTTTTCATATCTTCATTATGATCTATTTGCTCGTAAATCTTAGTTAGATTAAATAAAGATAACTTTGCTTCGTCCCTAAATGCATGTTTCTCTGTCCGAGGAAACTGACGATAATATTCGTTTAAACTATCCTGATCATTTCTAAGACCATCAACTTCATTTTCCCAGTGTTCTATAACACCTGTAGTAATTAAATCACCCTGCGCGTCTTTAACTGCGTCTTTCGGTGAGTCGAATACAGGTATGCCATAAGAATCGATGAATCCTTCGTAGTTCCATTCCATAGGTATGAACAAACTATATAATCCCGAGCTAGTCTGTCCATTGCGGTTTCTTTGTGTGACGTCTGAAGCATAGTATAATTTTTTAAAGTTATCACCTCCTTTGTCTAATGAGTTGCTTGTTGAACCCATCATACATTTACCAACAACTTTACTACCTAATCTTAATGTAGTTTTTGTAACTCGCCAGTTATTTAAAATGTTATCCGGACGCTCCCACTTACCTGATTCGTCATGGGCGAGAAGCTTGAGTTTCTCACCGTCATATGAGTTGTCACCCGTGTTTTTCCAGTCGATCGTTGTGTCGAGACCGTCAAGTTCCTCGGGTGTTTCGCCTTGGTCGAGTTTACGCCTTGTGAGTTTTGACGCTGGTACCCTGTAGGCGAGTTCCGTCTTTGGTCTGTCCATACCATCTTGTATGGGTTTGAAAAAGAACGGATAGTTGACTGACATGGGTACAACTTTGTCGGTAAACATTTTTTTAGCGTCAGCTCCTGATTTTGATAATATCCCAAAGCGTGAGTCGGAAGATATTGTTGCTTGATGCACAAGTTCTGATGATGCCATGAATGAAAAACCAGAGCGTCTGTTTTTAAGGTAGCACATACCATAACATCGCTGGTCGGCTTTACATGCTTCCCAGAATATAAAGAAAAGCCTATTTGATTCCCTGTAATCTGCGGCACCAACATCAATTTTGCTCCACTGCAAGAACATATAGTGAGAACCAGTAATGTAAGTAGCCACGCCTCTATTATAGAACCAATATCCTTCTTCACGTCTTTTAAACTCTTCGTCGATATAATCGTACCATTCTTCTTTAAAATTAACCGGGTATCTTTCCCAGTCAAATACACTTTTAATTTTAGTTAATGGTTTAGGGTATTCTGACTTAGCCCAACGTTGATCTTCTAATTTATCAGACGCAGCGTAAACATTATCAGGTATAGCCGGTAAAGCTATTTTAAGGTTTTGTATTTCAATAACATCACCTACTGTACCGTCTTTACTTATAACTACAACGTCGTTTTCAACATCATAGCCATACTCCCATTTTTTATACCTATTGTTTCTTTTTAAAACTTTAGGTTTAATGTGGTCTTGTGTTACTTTTACTAAAGACTGTTCGTACATTATCTTGATCTACCTTCGGCAAAACCTTTAAAACTTTTTTCTTTAGTGTTTTGAGGTTTATCTTCAAGCATTGTTTTTTCTTCTTCTATTCTAGCTAATATTTCAAATGCGTCGAATATAGCGAGCTTTTTAGTTGCAGCTGCATTTTTAAGTCTGTCTGCAGAAACATCATCTTCAGTATTAGTGATAATTTTTTCTTCAGCTACTTTAATTAACTCCTCAACTGCTTTTCGCCCAGCTTGGATTATATTCTTCCTCGTATCCTTTGAACTCATACTTAACTAAAATATCATTTGATTGCATACAATATAGTCTTTGTTTATCTATAATAAACTCAAACTCCCTATTTGATTTAAAACCAACTAAGTCACCTTCGTATATACCAAGTGACTCTAAGGTTTTATTACCTATTTTTACTATACCTTTATTCTTTTGCTCTGGTTCTTGAGACCAAGCGTCGTTGTTTTTTATCGGCACAATAAAACAATGATCACGAACTGGTAACCATTTTACCATACGCTTGTAAAGATATATTTGATCGTATTGACACAAGTACCTATTATCGTCAAATGTTTTACTACTATCAACTTCTTTACCTTGATGGTTATAATATCTTCTAAATACATTATGGTGTATAATTACTTTATCACCTTCTTGTATTGGCGTTTGAAAAGCAGTTGGTACGGTAAGTACCGTTGCTGTTCTGTTTATTAACTTAAAGTTTTCTATGCTAGAATTAACTATAAGTTTGTCGCCGTCTATATCAACTTCATTGTTATACCTTTTACCGTCTGGTATAACTATAAAATCAAAAACGCTTTTCATTAATATTCTAAATCATATTCAACGGATATAGCCATGTTAGAATTAAATTTCTTCCATGGCAATACCTCATTGTTTTTCTTTATGAATATGTTATAAGAAGCGTCTTCGTCTTCAAACAGAATATGTGATATTTCATGACCACCGTAGACCTGCTGACCTAACGCGTAGTGCATAGCATCATTCTTATAATCAGAACCAATACTGATTTTTCTTATAACAGTACTCATTAGTCCTCTGATTTAACAACACTTAATTCACCATCATCTTCTTTTTCGATTTCAGTGTAAGTGCCGGTCTCTAAATCAATATTAATAGATCCATATTTTTCTTCTAATTGCTTTTTAGTATCTTCAATACCTTCATTAATACCAGCAATCTTATGAAGCAACGCGTGCTTGTTTGCTTCTAATTGACCTATTTGATTTATTACTTGACCTAACTCTGTTTGTTGATCTTTAATTTGTTTAAGCTCTTCAGCTGTAATTGAATGTGACATTTAATTTAATTTTATTCTTGTTTACTTTTTTTTGATTTTTCCCAAGTACGACCTACAAAATAAGCGCCGTATACTGTAATTAATAGCGATTGAAATATTGGGATATATTCTTCAGCTACTTTAAACCCACCAATGTTACCATCGAAAAATGCTAATGCCGTAAATATAACAGTAAGATATATTAACACTAGCGGGCGGATATTCTTTGATAAAAATGAATCTGATTGCATGTCAAGTTTCCAGCGCTCGCTGATTTGAGTTTGCGCATCTTGATCTGCTTTTTCTAATAACTCTTGAATCTTTTGTTTAGCAGCTAATCTTTCTTCGTCTGTAGTTGTAAGTTTGTCTATTACGTTACCTACGTCTTTAATTAAACCACCGGTTAAAAGACTTAAAAGTTTTTTCATTATTTATATATGCCTTTTTTAGTTGTGTTTTCAACTGTATAACCTTTGTTATTTTCAGGCTTTGGTTTCAACGTGTCTTTAGCCATAGGATTTGCTAACACTTGCTCTTTAGCTTTTTTAGCTTGTTTTTTTGTTATTTTCTTTTCACCGAAAAGTAAATTAGCCATGTCGCTAAGATCAGCATCTTGATGCAAAGCTGAACCTCCACTCATACCAGTAAACTCTGCTGGTGAATCTTCATGACCCATTTCAGCTGGTGACTTATGTCCCATTTTATATGGAGACATCTCCATAGCTGAAGCTTTGTCATCAACTGGCATATCTTTCATTAAATCTTTTTTCTCTTGTTCAGCTGACTCCTGGTGGAGCATTGACATGTGCATTGCAGAACCTTCCATCATAATCCCGGTAGTTTTACCTTTATGATCTTTCATTTGGATGCAATGTTTTTGCATTGGTGAATACGGCATTGTTTTATGTTTTTAGTTTATTATTTAAATCAAACTTATATCTAGTAAGGTGTACTGTTCTTTTTAAATCACCAGTAAACTTACATATTAAGTTATTTTTATCTTTTAGTTTGTATTTTACTTTTACTGAATAACCATTACGCTTGTTAAATAAATGAGTTACAAACGTATTTTTATTTCTTTTGATTATTTTTTCTTCTATAACATCTTCATTCCAAGGGTTGTAATTAACAACCTGTGATATGCCATAGTCTCCTACGTAAATCATTGTAATGTATTTAGATGTTTTGCTTTCCCACCAACCAGAAAAATCATCTTGGCTAAAAGCTGTTAATGTAATTAAATTAAATAATAGTGCTAAAAATAGTTTTTTCATAATATTAGATTAAATTGTTATACTAATATTATCACTTATTTTTTTACTTTTTTAATCCTGGAAAAAGTTTTAATCTCATAGCATCTTGTGCTTTCTTTCTATCTTCTAAAGCTGATACTCTAGCATTGTTAAAGTTGTCAATCATTTTAGCTGTATTTTGAACAACAGGATCTTGAAAACTTAACCTATCTTTAGCAGGTGTTATATATACTTGTTTTTCAGGATCATAACCCTGAACATTCATACGAAACATTTTTTGAGCATCAAAAACAGCTTTACTAGCTATCTCAGGATCTTCATTTTCTTTTGATAGTCTAAACTGCTCTTCAAGCATATCATATATATTAGAACTTTCTCTAGCAGCTTTATTAGCAGCTCCTAAACCGGCGGCTGGAGCTACATAGGTTTCAGCGTCATAATCAAAAGGATCTTGTAAATCAGGAGCTCCATGCCCAGCGTACGAGTGTCTACTACCTATAAACTTGTATTTTCCTCCACCTTCATATCTTTGGTAAGGTTTACCTATATCAGAATAACCCTCAAGCAATTTGGTTTGATAAGCTGTTGGTAGACTAGCTCTGTTTATAACATCAGAAGAATCTGAAACGTTTATACCAAATCTTTCATCAACTGGATCACCACTTGTTTCATCTACTGATTGTTTAAATGGAGATGAACCACCTTTGACACCGTATGTTTTTATTTTAACTCCTGGTAATTTAAATCCCATATTTTTATTTTAAACGTTTTTCTACAACGTGTTTAGCGCCAGGAAATGTATAGTCATAACCTGGGTACATAATCTTAGTGTAACCTCTATCGTCAGTACCTAATACTTTAAAGTCAACTCCTTTCAT